GCCTTTGGCAAAGTTCTTCAGTTGCTCAGTGACCATACGGTTCACATCTGCACGAACAGTCTTTGCGGGTGCACGCATGATTTCGGGCACATTGATAGAAGCAACTTTTGCCTCAAGAGAATTGAACTTCTCTTCGATTTCTGCTTTTGCGGCATCAACCGAGGCGGTCACTTCCGATTTCATTTCTTCAATTTTGGAGAGATTGGATGCTTCGATTGCATCAACTTTCTCCAGTACTTTTTCGATACTCATTTTGCGATTCCTTTCTGAATGCGTTTGTCGAGTGCCTTTGCGAGTTCCCTTGCGGCAAGAGCCTCTAGGAGTGCATTGGCTTCCTGTGCCACCGCATCAGAATCACTCTGACTTGGCGTTTTATCAAGCGGCTTTGTGACTGCCTCACGCAAGTCAACTGCACGCTTGAAAACCAAAGATGCGGTGGTCGCATCCTTTCTTGATAGACCCGCCTCACGCAAGGTCTTCTCAACTGAGCGGACATTCAAATGCCCAGTGGCATCGAACATCTCAAGTTTTTGAATTTCGGCATCTGGGTTGTTCGGGTACATAACCACCGATACTTCACGCAGACCGCCTTTGGTAATTTGAAAATAAGCATCCTCAAAATCAAAATCCATGTCTTCAGGGTCAAGGATGTCGCCTTCAGTATTTACCCAGCACGCCTCTTCGGCGTATGCACCAACTGATACACCGCCGAACATATTGGGAGATTCTTTGAGGATTTGGTAGAGGTCATTACCGCCTACCGTATTGAGATAGAGCCGACCTTCGGCAGTCATGCCGTCATCATCGAACTCAAACTTTGTCCACTCGCCCATCGGCATACCGAGGTCATTGTGGTTTAAGAACATTGGCAGGGGCTTACCTGCTTCTTTGAATTCTTTTGCCCAATCTGCAAAACCTTCTGGCTGGTAATTGAACTTGCGCCCGTCAGCACCTTCACGGGCACCCCAAGTAGTCACTCGGGCTTCAATTCGTCCGCTTGGATTTTGTGCTTCGTTTGCGCCCTGCGCTAGTTTTACTTGCGCCTCGCATACCAGAGTCAGTTTTTTCATGTATCACCCCGTCTTGGATAGATTGATTGTCATGTCGTATCGTATGGGGCTTTTCTAATAGTGGAAGTTTAACACTAGGTTTCTTGACTTGTGAAGTCAAATGCGCTAGCGCCTTCTTTAGCAGGTTCATTTTAAGTGCTCCCGATATTCATGCGGCGAGTTTGATTGCCACCGCCGCCACCCGTGTCTTGCGGTGAACTTCCCGGTAGCGGCTCCTGAGGCTTGCCTCCAGCCTGCAACTCATCTGCCCCATCCATCTCAGGCATATTGAGGTACTCCCTCGCCTCGTTGGGAGTCATAATTCCTGCTTTTACCCCAGCAGATACGAAATTCATTTGGTCAAGCGGTGCACCCTTCAAGAAGTCTTTGGTATCAAACCTGACGCACAGATTGGGGTAGCCACGGAATAGGTGTTGCTTGAGTTTCTGCTCAATGTTAATGACCATCGGATACATGACGGTCTTGTAGAACTCATCCAGCATGGTCTGGGTATTGTTGTACTTCTGGTCTTCAATGCCCAGCATGGCAGGTGGCACACCAAACAGACCGCAGATACGCTTCATGGTCTGCACCTTCAAAGCCGCCGCCTCTGCATCTTGTAGGGTAAGCATATCGATGGGCGTGTACTTCATGCCTTGGTCAAGAAGCATACCCTGACCAGCCTTTGACGGGTCACTATTACGGGCACCCGTCATAGCATTCCAAGTCTCTTTGATGCGGGATGCTACTTCTTTGAACTTGGCATCAGGGATGACTTGGTCAGTAGTGAACATACCCGAGGGCTTTGCCCCGTTCTGCATAATGAAGTTGGCATAGATGTCGATGTCTTGGTCAAGGGCAACCAACTCTGAAGCAAGAATGCCTTTGTTGAAGCCTGACGAGCCTTGCCAAGCGGCTTCTTTGAGGTGCATGACTTGGTGGTAGTCGAGCGGCTCATCTTTTGAGAATCCGTAGGATGGGGTAGACAGACGGTATTGGGGATAACGAGTAGGGGTTAACACTACCGTAATCAGGGTAGAGTCAAGGTTATACATCTCAATCGGAGTCAGGTTCGGGTCTTTCTGGTCTTTCCTCCACCACAGAGTAAATGACTCCCCAGTAATATCCTGCCACATACACCACTGGTACCAGAACTCGTATTGGTTCTGGAAGTTGTTGGGGTTTTGGAGCAGATTCAATACCTGCTTTGCTTTGGCTTTGTCCCTTGCCCCGACAGACTCATCCCGCAATGCGTCAACGAATGTGCCGTCATCCTGCTTGGACATGATGCTCAAAGAACACTGCGCCAATGCCCGTGCTTTAGCCCCTACGCAAGCCATGACTGTGCTGTTACGGGTACGTGCAGAAATGTCCAGCACCCGCCCTGCAACCGTTGTGCTTGAGGTAGTGACGTACAGCAACTGCTGGGCTGTCTGACCTTTGTTGGCGGTTCCATAGATGACTTGGTTACCCAACTGGAGTTGACCAAGCACCGTGTTGGCTTCATTTTGAGCCACACTTTTCCGCTTAAAAATGTCCAGAATCGCCATGTTTTACCCCACTTTTTTGATGATTCTACTCAGAAACTCCTAAAACCGAAAGAAGAATTCACAAAAGGATTGTCCAGCGAACAGTGCATTGCGATGATAAGTGCAATGATTCCGTCAACTTTTGCGGCTTTATCGGCTTCATTCTTCCTGACTTTAATGTTTCCATTCACATCTGTAAAGACCTCGCAGTTGCCCAACTGCCAGCCCACGAATGGATTGCCGTCATGACGAATTTGTTTGTTGAGAATCAATTTCTCCACTACTTCTCCCACTCCCCACGAATGTACTCAAAGATTTCTCGGTCATCCATGACGTTGCCCTCAGTGAGGTGCAAGATACCTGACGATATTGCGGTGCGGAAAATGTCGAGGTAGTGCTTGGGAATCAGCCCCATGCTTTCTTCTGGCAGGAAGAACTTAAAGTCAGCCTCAAAGTCATTCTCCCCGTAGCGGCGCAGGGTGCAGACAGCGTTCAGGTCACGGGTGGCGGCAAGGTCAAAGCCAATAAACACCGCCTCTGGTTCAGGCTTGGATTCCTTACGAATACCTACAGGGTCATCCCAGTAGGCTCGGTCAATCCATGCGGCATTGGCAGAGACATAGAGGTTAAGGGTTTTGCAAAGAAAATGATGCGGTGGTGATGTAGATACGGAGCGGGTTTTGCCGTGCTACCATACCTGAGTGGAGCACCTCGATTGAGTTGCGGTCTATAATTTGCGCCGCCTCATCCACAATGACGCAAGATGGGTTCTTACCGTCACCCGTTTTTTTGGTATCACGGGACAACGCTTTGAACATGGATTGCGTATCCCCTGCCTTAGTAATCTGATACTTGGACAGGGCAAAGTGACCAGCCATTGCTGACGGCATGGTTTCGACAAACCCTTTGGCGGCATCAAAGACAATGGTTGCTTGCTCACGGTTTGTTGCCAAGGTAAACACCTCAGCACCCGCCTCCCCGAACACCAACTCATAGAGGGCTATTACTGCCGTCAGGGTTGACTTACCTGCCTTGCGGGGAATGAATAGTATTACGTCAGTCACCATGCGTTTGGCATGGTCACGCTTTGACCGAAAGCCATATACCGCACAGATGAAGAATATCTGGAAGGGTTCTAGGATGACGGGTTCACCAGCCTGTGGTCCTTTGGTGTGCCGCAGGTTGGTGGCAAACTCAAGAATGTGCTGGGGGTAGTCAGGGTCAAACACCCACTCCCATTCTTGGTTCTCATACTGGTTAATGAACCGCTGGCAAGCCAACCGAATGTCTCGGTTGACGTTGATTTCGCCCTTCGCCACATCGATGGCATAACGGACACCCGTTTGCCAATCCATCTTATCCCTTTGGTCCACGCATCAGTTTTGCCAGTGGGGTGTCTTCTTCCATCTTTCCTGCCGACAGGCGGCTTCTTGGAGTTAGCCCGAGTTCATTCATCAGTTGGATGATGAGTGTGGTGGTCTTGTTGCGAATGGAAATGAGCGGGTTCGGTCCTGGCGTAGAGCCGTTGTTGTAGTTGATGATGAGTGTGTTCTTGCGAATGCTTCTGGTGCAGTGCACATAGGTGTCAATGTGGTCAGCAAG